ATTATCAACCAGAATATGAATATTAATAATGGAATGACAGGTAAACAACAGTTTGGAAACTTAGTTTGTAGTCAACCTACTTTGGCTGTAACTCCTTTTTATACAGGAAATGATGCACAGGGCGAAGAAACTTATTCTATAAACGAAGGTTGGGGATTACAAATGAGTTTTATGATACCTCTGGGAGATAATCAAACTTGTAACGACTTAGCAAAAGTAAAGCTAGACCTAGCCAAAGAAGAACTAGACAAACAAGTGCATGATAAACATTTTGAAATGTCAGCAGCTTCACGCATCAGGGTACATGATTAATCCTGCTTCTAAATACGCATACATCTGCAATGATGTCATTAATATACGAAGTTATGTAAAAGCTAATCCCGAAAAATTTAAAGGCGACTGACGCTCTGTAGAGGAGGTACGAATTTAACAAGTTACCACTTGTGTTCGTTTCATAAATCCGTTGACCACTGCAAGGGCATTGACGGAATCTTGAGTTCATCTTAAAGAAAGTTCCCACAATATTTAAGAGAGATCAAGCAGGTCTGGTCGCCTAAACCTTAGTATATCTTATTTTTTTCTATCTGCAATTTCTTTCTTAAGTACTTTAGTAAACATCTTTTTAAATGTTTTCTTGATAAAAGCTAAAACACTTTGCATAGCAATACCACCTGCTACTGACACAACGCTTGCTGTACCTGCTGCTATTACACTTGACGCTATGACCTCTGGTGCAGGTATAGGCATTTCTCCAAAAAAAGGTATATTAAATGTAGCTATAGCTTCTTCAGTTGATAAAGTTTCTTTGGTGGTTGGCAGGTTTGTCGGTATTGTCTCTGGTTTTACTTCTAACCCTTCCCCCTTTGAAGATGTTGTTTCTTCTTCAGCAGAAGATTCCTGACCTCCCAAACCCGACTCTACCTGTTCCAGGTGGATAAAAAATTGTTTTAGGTGGAACGAGAATATAATCTGTATCTGGTAAATCAGGCAGATTTATTTCCATTCTTTTTCTTTGCTTTTGCTAATTTAAGCAATAGAAAATCTTTCTTGCTAATCTTGCCATCTTTATTAGCATCAATGTTTTTTTGTTTTCCTTTAAGCATCAGACTCAGGGGTAGTTCTATCTTTAATGATAGCTGTTAATTCAGTAAACCTTTTTTGACATTGCTTGACAACTTCTTGTGCTTGGTTGTGTCTGTTAACAACATCTTGCAACTCTGCTTGCAGTTCTTCGGTTGTTGGTTTTGGCATTAAGGTGTAGATGATTTATCTGCTATTAGTTTAGCTTTCCACGCAGCTTTTACATCAGTAGTCCAAACTGCTGTGCATATTGCAGATACTTCTGCTGGCTCTGCTGATAAATCAGTATCTACTAAATTATCAGAAGCATCTAATGTACCAGCGTTTAGTACATATCTAAAGTAAGACCTTGCACCTATATCTACGCCATCTTTTTTGATGACAGTTGCTTTGCGGACTTGCACCGCTTTGTATTCACCGACAACTTCTATCTTGTCGTATTCGATTGACTCTGTAAGTGCCATTAGGATTAATCTCCGATTAAAACAGGTTTAGGCTTAGTTTATAGACTTAGCTTCGGTCTATAATTTAATTAATGTAATAGGTTCCTCCCCAGTATAGGTATCCACCACCAGTTGATCCGTAATCTCCATGAAATGATACTTCATTTCCTCCATCGCTACTTGATATTCTAAATTGTCCTTCTGATGTGTTTGCTAATACTGAACCTGCTATATGAGTAGTACCAGAGTTGTTATCAGAAAAACCTTCACTACCACCTACATAAATTGGAAATCGAAAATAGCTTGCGCAAGTAAATGGAAGGCTTTGAAATTTAATATTGTAACTTCCATTGTTTGATCTAGCAGTCCATGATAGGTAAGCAACAAAATGTACCATTCTGCCAATTTTTGTATATCTTCCAGATGCAACACCATTACTTAAAGATCCAGTATTAACCATAGAAGGAGTCCAACTTCCCTCCTCGTAGTCGTCAAGTGCGTTGGCTGCTGCGGTATCTCCGTTAAAAGTTAAACCAAAAGTACCAAAATGAGCTATTTCAACATTTTGATCTGTACCTCTAAAGAATTTAGTTTTGTCAGCCTGTAGTTCAATGTGTTTATATAAAACATTATCTCCACCCCACATACTATGTATTTCTAATGTCTTAGTTGCCTCAACAGTTTTAAATCTAGCTGTAGGAAATTGACCAGCAGAGAAACTAGGAAATACGTTACCCATGTCAATGTACGCATTTGTACCATCACCCTGAACATCAAGGCTATAATTACTAATTTGACCACTTGGAATGTCGTTATTACCAAGAACTAATTTTCCATGTACTTCAAGTCCATTATTATTTGTTTGAACTTTTAAATTATTGTTATGATACAGCTCTGCTGCTCCATCTTTAATATACTTAAAACCAGCTTCGCCAGTTTCAGAACCTATTTGTACTAAAGCACCTTGCAGATATACACCACCAGATGTATTAGAACTTTGCAATATTGTGTTATTACCATCTTGATATGCTTTAAAATCTTTATCAGTTCCAAGATTTAACTTTGCATAATCATTAAAAATTAAATCAGCAGCACTACTATCCCAACTTACATTCTGTGCACCATTAAATGTTATATCCTGTCCGTTTGTATCAAGCGTACCACCTAGCTGTGGACTTGTGTCAGATACTAAATCTGTATTTACTGTCTCAAATGTAGGGTCTGCTCCGTTGTTTGCTCTTAAAAACTTACCATCATTAGATGATGTACCATGTGGAAGTTTAGATAAAGATACTGCCTGATCTGCTATAGCATTAGTATCAACTGCGTTGTCTGCCAGTTCACTTGCTTCTATCTGGTTTGCAGGGATTTTGGTTTTTGTTATGGCATCATCTTTGACACCATCTGTTGATACTTTTGTTAATGCCATAATAGTGTTCAGTAAAGGCTTAGTTTAAAGACGTAGCTGCGGTCTATGCTGTAGTAATATACCAAATATTCCAAGCAGAGTAACCGCTAAACTGATTACCACTAGCTTCGGCTCCCCATGTAACAACACTAATTTGTGTATTATTACCACGAACCGCAGCAGTTGCTAAGTCACTACCTTCGTTGTTGAAGCTTTGAGCATACATGCTACCAGCAGCCCAATCTGTGGAAGTAAAAGGTAGTCCACCTATTTTTAAAGTACTACTATCACCTGTTCCTTGAAAAGATGCTTCCCATTGAACATTTACCATTCTTCCTATTTTTGTGTACTTTCCTACGTTTGATTGCCAGTTATTAAAACCACCTTGTTCACAAGTAGGCGTAAATGAACCTTCTTCATAATCATCTAGCTCATTAGCAGAACCAGTACCACCTATAAATATAGACATTAGTTTACCTCCGTTAAATTAAACTTATACTTTTTACCATTGCGTTTGTTAATCAAGAATAAATTATCAGCGCCTTCTTGTATAGTATAGCTTCCCCAAGTTCCGTCAACGTCATTAGATGAACCTTCGTTAGATAAACTAAGGTCATTTGTGTATATGTTTGCCCATCTATTACTACTAGCACCTAAGTTGAAAGTACCATTACTTGCTGGTATTAAATGTCCATTATTTTGAAGTGTTAGTCTATGAGCATCGTTTGTATAAAAAAGAAGGTTTTTATCTTCACGAACAATAATGTTAGCGTTGTTTGTATCAATTCCAACATGAATACCATGATTAAATAAATTTGTACCAGTATTAGCAGCATATGCACTCATGTAAGCCTGTGCTGGTGCAGCAGCTTGTATGACGTAAGTTGAATTTTCAGTAGCAAAAGAACTAGAACCAGCAAGAAGAGTACCAGTTACCTGAGTTCCATTTGATCGTGTCTCAAATTTTTTTACGTTGTCGTGATATAACTCTACTCCTCCGTTTTTTATAAACTTAGCTCCTGTTTCTCCGCTATGTCTAATATGTAAAG